TTAGTCTGGTCTCACATCCCAGTTAGCATAGTGCTCTTGCCAAGTATCTGTAGCGTAAAAGTCCATCTGTGATTCAATAAAGTCATCGCCTTCTGGCAAACGCTTCTGTGTTTTAGTACCCTGAATACCATACCATCTAACTAGTTTTTCTCCACAGGTATCACAATCATATCCTGGATCTTCTTCCTTAATACTTCTAAACTTTGTGTATTGCACTTCACACTTCTTACACTCATACTGATAGGATGGCATTGTAACTCCTCATCAACTTAAAAACTTCTGACTCCAAGCTTTGAATTGTAGACTCATTAGAGATTATTCTATCAAACTTGTAGTCGTCCATTGCTGATTCTGATGAATGAGAGTTGATAGGCTTATTAGCCCCACGGTTTACTCTCCATACTTCCCCACCCTTTAGCTTAATTAGATTAGCTTCGTTTGGGAAACGAACATCTGTAATCACAAAGTGGTCGTAGATTTCATCTTCTTCGATCTGCTTCAACACTTGCTTTACCCAGAAATCTTCACCGAACATTTCTCTTCCAATTTCTGTACCGAATACCTGCAAGAGTCTGCGTGTTTCAGATATAGCCTTTGTTGGCTCCCACCCAATCTTCTTTACGCTCTCAGAAATCCTAGAACCATCGTTAAGAATTGGGTTGAGCTTGATGATAGCCTTGCGAATGTTATCTGCAAAAGCTAGTCTCTTAAACCCATAGTTCATTGTTAGCATTTCGGCAATTGTATCTTTGCCAGACTGAGCATATCCACTTAGTCCAATAATCATTTATTTTCTCCCTGACTCTTATAGTATACCGTATTTATACGGCCTTGTAAATCTAAAATTTCCTTTGATTCTTGATTAGACCATACTTTTCAAGGTAGCGTTGGATTGTCATATGACTGCATCCCGCCTCTTTTGCGATCTCAGTAATGGTCTTTCTTTGGACCACATACCTTCTGTATAGCCAATCTTTAGATTCGTATAGCTTCATCGTGATGTTAGGTTATTGTAGGCATAGTAGGCGATACCAATTGCATCTCCCACATCATTATCTTCTAAATGAATCTTAAACTTATCATTCACGAAGTCTAATGTCCTTTGCTTCCTAATCTCCCTTATCTTATTCGAGTACCAAGTATCTGACTTACCTGGAAATTCTGCTTTTAACTTAAGCTTATCTTCCTTCTTAAATGTCTTATTACCAATATAGTTCTGCCATGTAGTAGGGATTACGGTCACTACCCTAGTCCCGTCGCTCATTAGCTGGCTAATTATTGATCCATAGACATAAGAAAGTTTAATCACAACATCAGGGGACTGTACAAATACAGCACCCTCAATTGCAATATAGTCGGACCGCAAATGCTTCTTCATAGCCTTAACCTTTTTGCGAGCATCGTAGATCTTCTCATAGATATCGTTACCACGAATATCTATCTTGCCATGCATAGCAAGCTTACCATCATCAATGATTGCAAAAGCTACAGAGTTTGTAGAAGCATCAATACCAATTACTCTTTGAGCCTTTGGCTTAATCAGATCCGCTAATCCCATTTAACATCTCCAGCAATTCTTTACGTTGCTTATCTTCGTCATTCTTGTCGCATGTAACACATAGCGACGTATAGTTGTACCTACTTAATTTTGTTTTGCATATCTGACAATGCCGAACAGACCCAAGCTTAATAGCTCTACGCTCATAGTAACGCTCCATGGTCCTCTTGTTTGTTGCAAGTCTGCAACATTCATCTGAGCAATACTTCTGATTGTGCGTAGCCTTAGTAAACTCTTGGTTACACTCGTCGTATGCACATATTAGAGTTTCAGAACTGGTATTAATTTTTCAGTATCCTCCATATCAAAACATGTATTTTTGACTGGACAATCTAAACAAATCTTATTATTCTTTCTAAAAGGTCTAGCTGGCAAGTCTTTGTCTTCCCAAGCCTTTCGTACTTCACGCATCCAGTCATAGCATCTATCTAAAAACTCTCTGTTTGCTTCGTTCATCTTTACTGGTATAACTAGCATTTGCTGGTTATCTTTATTCTCATACAGCAAGAAACCTTCTTCTGCCCCACGAACATCCATGTAAATCAAAATCTGTAGCCTGTGGTTATCTGATGGCTTCATGGAATTCTGTCTAAATAAGAAAGCATTATCGCTAGTAGTCTTAATTTCTCCTACTACTTCATTGCCTTCCCAGTCTAGAATTACGTCAGCAAACCCCTTGACTGGTGGATCCTCTTTAAGAATCTCCTGCTCAATTTGCTTAACTAATCCAGTAGACTTAAATATCTCCTGAATTCTTTCATGCGCTGCAGTTCCATTAGACATATTAGCAATAGCAATTGCATCGAATGTATTTTCAAACTCTGTACCCTCGAAAGCAATGTACCAGTATCTAGCACAGTTACCATGACCGTATCCAATAGTAGATGGAGAGAATGTTGTTTTCTTCATATACTTAGGGTTATTACTGTTTCCAATATACCCATCAGTAAGCATCTTAGCTAACTTGTCTGGGTCAAACCCGCTTGTTATCTTTTTAAACTTTAAATTTGTTACTAAATCTCTAGCCATTATTTAACACCATACTTAAGAGCGGCCACAAGCTTGTCGATTGAATCGGCAACCGTGTAGTACACGTTCTTCTTTTTGCTGGCGACTTCTCCTTTTTCCATAGTTGTGTAATATCTAGCAAGGATAGAAAGCTTTGCTGATATCGCTTGTAACTTAATTATTAGCACTGACGCCGCTGCTGGCGGGATGTCTGGTTTTGTTACTACCTTAATTATAGCATCTAGAGCAGTATCCAACTCTGGATCCTTCATAAACTCTTTTAGATCATTGAACTCAGTAACTTCACTAATCTTCTCCAGTATGTTTTCGCTCATAGGAAAACCTTCTGAACTAGAGCATAACCAATCCATAAACCAACAATACCCATCAATCCAGCAAATACTGGAGGAGCGGGAATAGGAAGCTTGAATGCACTAAATATAGCCCCTGTAATTGCTCCAACTGTAGTAGTCATAAGCATTTCTTTCATTTGATATTCTCCTCTAAACTATTTAATCTTTTTTTAATTGGCTTTAACATATGCATAACCAAAACCCAGTCTAATGCAAGACCTAAACCTAAACCAAAAAAGAACCACAAGGCTTGTGTCATTTATGATTTTCCTCCCAAAACGTAATGAGTTCTTCTAGCATGGCCCACTCAACAATACCTAGTCTGACCTTTGAATCTTCTCCAATAATAATCTTTAAGCATGGGTGCATGTTTCTGTTTACCTTGAATGTATCTGTGCATATCTTAGCCCAGATCTCTTGGTTCATGGTAAATGATCTAGCAGCTTCTTTGTAATCTACTACAAAGGAATACCATTTGGCATCGCCCTTTTGGTACTGGCCCCGCCCAGAATTCTTTTGAGCCTTAGCCCCGTCACGCTTTATCTCTCCACGCTCAGACATTACATCCTCGCTTTCGATACGTGATCTTGTGTGCACTTCCACTCTAGTTCGCCAGTTCTTTCGTCCCAGGATGCTTTTTTTACTACTTCATCACATTCTGTACAACTAAAAGTTCCTTCGACAACTGTCTTATATGCTGACCCAGATGGATTCTTTTTCAGCATAAAATCTTCAAGCCTTGGCATATATTTCAGCCTTTAGCTTCTCTACAACATCTGCATTATCTCTAAGGTATTGTACTGCCTTAGCACGTCCTTGGAAACGCTCTCCGTTTACTGTATACCAAGCACCGCCCTTTTCTATGATTCCAAATTGCTCAGAAACATCAAGGACTTCTCCGACTTGATCTACTCCTAGATTCTCCCCCTGAAAGTAGAAGTCATACTGTCCTGAAAGATTAGGGGGGCCGAGTTTGTTGTAATCAATAATCCAGTTAACTGGTCTTCCGACTCTTTGTTCGATAATCTTGTCGCCAACTTTAACGCCAGCCTTAATAGCATTAGCCTCAGCTTCAGACGACCAGAGCTTAACGACAGTGGAAGAGAAGAACTTGACAGCCATTCCACCTGTGGGGATGTGCGAAGCATGCATAGATCCAAACTGATTTCGTTGTTGTGAGATGAGAACAAGTAATGTGTTCTTGTTTGCGTAGTTGAGCATTTTGACTGCATGTGTCATATCCTTTGCTTCTGCACCAATCTGCTTGGTGTCTTCTAATTTCTTTAGCTCAGTGCTATCTTTTTCAAAATAGATTGCTGGAAGCAGTGCTGATATAGAGTCAACGACAATGATATCAACTCCTGCCTCCATCAGTTGCGTCGCAACATCTACCATATCGTTAATAGTTTTTGCTGGAGAGTAAATTAATTCTTCTGAATTAACTCCAAGTTTTTCAGCCCAGTCTGCAGAATAAGATGCTTCTGCATCAATCCAAGCACAAGTCTTTCCTTCTTTTTGTGCCTCAGCAATCATCTGTAAACAGAATGATGATTTACCTGCTGACTTATTCCCCCAAATGAGGATCTGTCTTCCATGACCTAGACCCCCCTTTAACGCCATGTTCAGTCCGATGCTTGGCGTCTTTTGCTTTGGTGTTTCTACCTCTAGTGCTGTTTGCACTCTTTGTCTTGTCTTTGGGTCCAGCTTGGATAGTATTTCTGTAACTACGCTCATAAAAACTCTCTTCTAATTGTGAGGCAAATGCCTTCATGTCCTTGCTACGCATTGTCGCAAGTTTTCTAATGATATTAAGTATGTCCTCTTCTTGTCCAGATTTTAGGACAAGGATTACTTCGTTATTGGTTCCGAATAAGAAGTAACCATTCATTTTATACTATTATAGCATTAAAACTTGTTTCCGTGAAGTGCTGGCCTCTCCATATTTTTCATAATCTTTTTATCCAAAATAAAGTCTAGGGAGTCTTTAATCTGCCCTGTATTTACCATTGCCTGATAAAGATCAACTAATCTAATAATGATATCTGCCATCTCTTCAACAACCTTTTCCTGCCCTTGATCTTTTCTAATAGCCTCAAGGACTTCTGTTACTTCAGAATGTACTAGCGCAAGCTTGTTTCCAATCTTGTCGTATGTAACTTCCCCGTCCCAAAAACCTTTACTCTTCGCTATCAGGTGTACTTGTCTCGCCATCAGGTCCAGACTCATTTTGATCTCCCTCTACTAATGAAATAATAAATGTCTTTTCTTCTTCATTTACTTCTATAAATAAACTCTTCTTGTCTAACTCAGGTGACATATAATCCTCTATCTTAACAGAGACATTGCCATTGCTTTGAATTGATGCAAGCAGTAGTCGTACTAGATTGATTTCCAATCCTTCTTCTTGTGTCATTTTATATCCTTAACTACGATGGTTCCATCGTCTGTATTTGTAAAGGTTAGTTCAACCTTTGACCCTGGCTTCATTTTTCCCAGAGCTCGTGCATACCCATGAGGGAATACAATAGATCTAATTAATTTCTTATTAGCATCTGTAATGATAGTGTGGGCCATTAACTTGCCAGCTTTTGTTTTGTAGTTTGTAAAGTCAATAACATAGTAGTTATCTTCCTTCAAATCAAACTTTGTGGAGTATAGATAGTTAACAAATGGGTCTGAGCGGTCCTCTTTGACCACCTTATCAATCTCAACATACCTATGAATACGGTTATCTCCAACCAGAAAGAAGTACATTTGACCAGTCTCAATTGCAGTAGTTTCGCTATCGAATACACCAATGGAGGCTGTTTCATCAACAATCTCTACACGAGACCATCCAGTACCACGCTTAATAGATTTAACCATAGCCATGAATACAAATGTACCAAGCTCAGCGAAATCTTCCAGTACACTAACCTGAGATTTAATATGTGGAGTAATTCCGCTAATATCAAACTTAGGTATGTTTAAGTATTCGTAAAGACTGTCTTTCTCTCTACCGCTTCTTGGGTTATCTTCAAATGCCGCACCACCAATTGCATTAAGAGCATCTAGTGCACGACTGTTGATACCGCTATTTTTGGCACCAGCCTTTGACTTTAGATCAGCGTAGTTCTTGTAGGGCCTATTGGCAATAATCTTTTTACCAATATTCTCTGAAATATATTTTACATCTGCTAACCCAAATCTAATTGCATCCCCCTGAATACTGAAATCTAACTCAGACTCATTTACGTGTGGGAGCAAAATCTTAATACCTAAACGCTTAGCTTCAATTAAGTAGTCTGTACGAGCATCCTTGTCGCCTTCATTCTTAAGCATGGCGAACATAAACTCAGTTGGATAGTATAGCTTTAGCCAAGCAGTCCAATATGAAAGCAGAGAATAAGCAACAGCGTGGGAACGGTTAAAAGAGTAACCAGCGTGAGCTTCAAAAGAATGCCATAGGCCTTCTGCCGCCTCTTTTGTAATATGATTGCTTGCTCCAGTAACAAATTTTTCACGGAACTGATCAAACTCCTTCGCATCTTTTTTCTTACCAATAATCTTACGAACCTTGTCAGCTTCTGCCCAAGACATACCGCCAAGGTGTACGCAGGCCTGCATAACCTGCTCTTGATAAATAATAACACCATATGTATTCTCTGTAAACTGCTTCATTATTGGGTGAATATAAGAGACGTCTTCATGCAAATTCTTACGATTAATATAGTTTGCACCCACAGTATTCATAGCACCTGGACGAACAAGGGCGTTGGAAGCAGCTAGGTCTTCGAATTCGCTTACACCCATCTTGATGAGTAGGTTTGTATAAGGAACGGCTTCTGCTTGGAATACTCCTTTAGTAAATCCCTGAGACAACATCTCATAAACCTTTTTGTCATCTAATGCTAGTTCAGACAGCACAATCTTTTTACTGTGCCTCTTCTCTACAATCTTTAGTGTATCTGATATAACAGATAAAGTTTTTAGTCCCAACACGTCAAGCTTGATAAGACCAATGTCTGCAACTGTATCCATATCATATGCAACAACTGGTACACGACCACTTACTTTATCGCTAGGATCTGTACGAGTTTCAATTGGGGCATAGTTGCTAAGCTCCTTCTTAGCCACAACAACTCCAGCAGCATGCATACCAACGGAACGAATTCGACCACGAAGTTCACGGGCTAGCTTTGTAACCTCTGGGTACTTCATTCTAAACCACTTAGTATTCTCTGATTCTTCAAAGTCTTCGAATGTGTCTACAACCTTTAGAGCTTTATTTACTTCACCTAGTGGCACCATAAAAACACGAGCAGCATCACGGATAACACCCTTGTCTTTGAAGTATGTAAAGGTAGAGATAGAAGCAACATTCTTAAACTTCTTTCTAATATATTCCTTTACTTCTCCACGACGACGGTCTTCAAAGTCTGTATCAATATCTGGAAAGTCATTACGCTCTTCATTAATAAATCGGAAGAACAGCAAGTCATACTTAATTGGGTCAACATCTGTGATACCAAGTAGGTAACAGACCAAAGATCCTGCTGCAGAACCACGACCAGGACCAACCATAATGTTATTATCTTTAGCCCACTTAATCATATCTGCAATGACAAGGAAGTACGGTGCGAAGTCTTTCTTGCGAATAACTTCTAACTCTTCATCCAGTCTTAGCTCGTAGGTATCGTTTCCAAGCCAGCTAGAGGTAAGTTTCATTTCTTCCATAGCCTTCCAGCAAATATCTCTTACGGTATTGTCTGGATCTTCTTTTGGTCTTGGCAGGATGTTTAGGTCCTGAAGGAACTCATACTCTTCTACAGAATTGGCAATCTCTACAGTATTGTCATAGATATCTGTACGTGTAATTCCTTGTGCCTGCATCTGCACTTCAATTTCTTCTCTAGACATTACATAAACATCTAGGT